AACTGAACCCATAGGTGAGCTAATACAAAGATTCGATCACCTAAACCCATTGGCTCTAAATTAGAGACTGGAGAAATTACATAATAATCCATATTATTTATTTAATTGTTTATGCTCGTATATTTGTTTTATAATACGAAAGAATATTACAATCTAGAATTTTCTATCAATGAAAATAGCTCCGTGCGAGTACCTATCTCATTGGTAAAAAAGTAACCTGATAGTTGCGATGTCTTCATTACACTTTCGTGATTTAGTTGTCTACAACGTACACAGTTGTGTTGGCTTTCAATCACTACAGCTACGCCTCGGTTACCTACACACAAGCGATCGATATGGTCGTGGATCTGTTTGGTTAGGCTTTCCTGTATCTGTGGCCTGCGTGCGTAGAAGTCGACAATGCGATTCAACTTGCTCAACCCAATAACCATATCAGTTGTTTCTTTGCCTGGGATATATGCCGCGTGGCAGATACCCACAAATTGTAAATTGTGATGAGCGCACATGCTAACCACCGGGATCCTCGTTTGTGCAATAATTCCCGTATACCCCTCATCGTTTGGAAACGCTGTGATTTTTGGTTCTTCGCTTATAGATCCTTTAATCAAATCATGTACCCATGCTTTAGCTACTCGCTTTGGTGTATCAGCAGAGTGTGCATCTGCTGCCCAATCAAATCCCAAAGCGTTCAAAAACTGACCATAATACACGGCTGCTTGTTCGATCATCTGAGCTTTTTCCTCTTCAGTTCGTACAATGTTACCATTTGGTTTTTTCAGAAGTTCAAATTCTTGCTTCATATTTATAACTGTTAATTTATTTCAATATACTCTTTTTTAATCTAAATAGCAACAATTGCTATACTTTTTACTGTGCATTCTGTTGTATAAAGTTCCCACAGGTATTTGTAGCATTTGCGCTGCCTCCTTGCAGCTACCATACCTAACTCCATCAACCATACATGGTCTTTCGTGGCTTTTTCCTATCTTTGCTGAATGCTCTGCTGAAAGTGGTACTCCTTTTAGCCTTTGTCTAACTTTATCTCCAAACCCTTCTGGCTTAGCTACTCCTTTTTTTGCTTTAGATAGTTTTAGTATGGTCTCTTTTGAATGTTTTCGACCTTGCTGCCCCTTTGACCTGTTTTGTCTAACTTCATCACTATCCTGCGTTTTTATCTCTCCCTCTCCTGTAAGTTTTAAATTTAATCCTGATGAGAGGGTGTCGTAGAAGAGCTGCCAGTATCTTTCTCTCTCCCGTAACATTTCCTTGGAGCATTCCTCAATAATTTCAAAAATGTGCTGTGACCAACCGTATTTTGAAATAGATCTCTGGAGTTTCCATTGTTTGTTAGCTCTTCCTGCAGCATACTGCTTTTGTCTTTTGTTTATATCTGCGCTCTCTCCTACGTACACTCTACCTTTTGGATTCGTTATTTTATATATTCCTACCATGTTTATAAATATGGTGGAGTTAATAAAAAAGGTTAAATTTTATTTTGTTCTTTTAATATACTAAATAATTCTGACAATCCCAACTCATTATCTCTTTTTTCTGCTTTTTCAAATGATAAAGTATCTTTGGGATCTTTGCGAGCTTCAAATCTACGCTTACGTTCTTCTCGATCTACTTGTAACCACTTGTATTCCAGTGCTAAACTCGGGTAGTTGTACTTCAAATAACTCTCAATGTGTTCTAAGATGGAATACTGTCTGATCCCGTCTATCACGAAATATTGCGGTGTAGTTTGTTCAGTGTCGAATACAAAGTGTTGGTAGTGCCAAAAATCATCACAGATTGTATTTGCAATGTGGATATCCAAATGTTTTGAATCCTGTAACAGTTTTCTATCATCTGTTTGCATGATCTTACGTACTGCTGATGATACGGTATACCTGGTATACTGTGCACCTGGATCGTATGTGCTCTTACCTGAGCAGATCTCTCCGAATAAAAATAAAACCTTCATTATACTTTTTCTACCTTAGCTCCATTCTCTTGATCTTCCCAAACCTCAACCCACTGTGCATCGAACTCTTGAAGTATCTCAGCTGCTAACATCTCACATGAGCGAGGACCAAACTCACAAGTTCTAGTAAAATCGTCAAAGTACTGTCCGTTAATGTAGTCAATAATATCTCTCTTTAGCATAATAAACTCCTTATCACGATCAGAATGTGTTACGCCACATGCTACAGTAAAGTGAAACATATGTCTGTGTCTGTCTGCTAAGAATGCTACTTCCGAAAATAACTCCGCTGCTTTTGGAAAGTTATGACAGCCATCCACTGCTAACTTAACTATTACTGTTGTTTTTGTTATCATATAGTTAAAGATACGCACGTAAAAAGAAAAAGCCAACATAAAGTTGGCTTGTTAAGGTTTTTTAACAAATCACTTAACGTCTTTCTCACCCTGCCATTGGCCATTATAGAGGTCTGCATTATAGTTTTCTGCTACGATAATCTGAGCAATTCGAGCACCTTTTTCGATAAAGATGTTACTGCTGCCCATGATTACTGCTCCCATTTGATCTACTTCGAATCCTGGATCGTATACTCCGCTTGTACAAGTCCATCCCATACGTAGAAGTGAGCTACGGTGTCTGATGAATGCTGTGTGGTTAGCTCCTAGTTTAACTCCTTGTTCGAAAGTTACCGAGTATGCAAATCCTGCTATGAGTTGCCATCCTTCTTTTCCATCAAAGTTACACTCTCCAATGGATGTGTATGGTTGTAAATCTGTTTTGTCTTTGTATAAAACTCCTCCACTAATCTGTTTGATGCTGCATACGGTAAGATCGATACCTACTTGAGCTTTCTTTCCTGGTGTCCCTTGAATCAAAGGTTCAATTTGATGTGCGTTTAAAAACATATTTTTCTTTTAATATACAAAACAATTTATTAGATTGCAACAATTCCTGGAATGTTCCTCCCTGTACCATCTTCTTTATCGCAACCATATCCTATAATCCACTCATCGTTGATTTCAAACCCATAGTAAAAAGATCTAATGTGAGGTATTCCCATGGGCTCGTGTTCATTCTGTTTTCTTTTGGTCAGTGTAACCATATTAATAGATGCAGGTTCTTTGATATGTAAATACTCTGCAACTGCTTTCATAGTGTTTCCTGTATCGTATATATCGTCTACGATGTACACATGCTTGTTAGTAACAGGTGTTTCTAGATCTTTTGTGATCTGAATGTCTCCTTGTTTCTTTTTCGATACGTAGCTTTTCACTCTCATAAACTCACATTCGATTGGAAAATCTATCTCTCTTGTTAGATCGGAAAAGAACATATACCCACCGTTTAGAAGGCAGACGAATACAACTGGGGTTGGATCATCGTAATGCTCCTGGGATATTAGTAGGGCTATATCCTCTACCTTATTTTGAATTGTTTTTCTGTTAAAAAGGACGTTCATTAATGTAATCTAAAATTTTATCAGCTCCTTCGATACGTCTTACTTTTCCTTGTGTTAAGTGAATCAAAGTAGGTACCCATTCTAACTTCAAACTCTCAACTAGTTCTTCTCTGTTGTAAGTTGAAATATTATAGAATGGAGCATGTGGTTGAGCTTTGCTTTCAAACAATCTTACTTGTGGTTTAATCTCTCTACAACTCTCACATCCGTTTGAGTATAGAAAAAAGAAAGCCTCGCTGTGCGATTGCAAGGCTTCCTTAAAATCTTGTGGTGTTTTAATATCTTTCATAAAGATAAATATTATACTCCACGTTTAGTATCGTAAGCAATAATGTGATCTCTTCCTGTCCAGTTATAACCCATCTCAGCTGCTTTCTCTAAGGATAGAGGATACATCTTAATAAGCTCTTCTCTAGTATCACCAGCAGGCATTAACCATACTTTAGTCTTTGGAATATCCATTTGCTGTCTAAAGGATTCAATCTCTAAGATGTTCGCTTCTGTTCCGTCCCATACTGGTTTCAAATGGTAGTTGGAATGGAATTTAATCATCTTTAACATTGTCTCTTTATCTAAACGAAACTTGTTATGCTGTTTTACAAACTTCTCATCTACCACATCTCCTAAAGGTGTTACTGCTCCGATTTGAGGAACACTATTGCTGAACTTAGGGCTGATCGAAAGTAAACCAATTGGATAGTCTGTTTCAACAAAGTGAGATCCTTCTGTCTCCATTGTGATGAGAATATCTCTATCATTTGCGAAATGAGTTAGTTCGTTAATTAGAACTGGATGCATTGTAGGTGAACCACCTGTCAACATCATTTCTGTAATCGTTGGATTCTCATCATAGATCTTAACGATGTCGTTGAAAGTAAACTTTCCTTTCTCAGGATGAATACTTGTGTACCAACTATCACACCATCCACCTTGTCCGAAGTAGCATCGGTGAGTACATCCTGTTGTACGTACTGCTATCGTAGGTCTTCCTTGACGTGAACCTTCTGATTGAACACAAACGTACAACTCGATGATAGGTAATACTTTATTATAATCTTCTATTCTCTTTCTCATTTTACTATGTACTTGTATTTTGCATCTCCAAATGTCGTTGTAGTAACCCACTTCATATTAAGCATTGTTAACCCATTCGGTTAATGATTGTTGGGATTGTACTCCTGTACGACGTCCTAACTCCCCTCTGCCGTCTTGTTCGAAAAGAATTACAGTTGGTACTTGCATAACATTGTATTCTTTTACGAATTGTGTATCATAATCCACATTAACTTTCTTAACGGGAATTCCAGTAGCTGCGATTGCATCCATTGTTGGTCCTAATGTTTGGCATGGTTGACACCACGCTGCTGTAAAGTATAAAAATCCTTTCATCTTATTTTTTGTTTAAATATTTTGCCCAATCTCGTGCCCCAACATCATCTCGTAAGGAGGAGTACTTCTTTGTTAATAAATCTTCCAATTCCAAAGCGGGAGGTCCTGTATAGATTGCACTATTGCGATTGTTTTCAAAGAACTCTACTTCTGCTACTTTTACTCGACCTTGTGTTTCTTCTTGGACAAATGTATTAACTTTGTCAAAAACAAACTGTGCAAACTTTTCTGCGCCTACTCCACCTCGGATAATTCGTAATTGAATAATATTCTTTTCGTGGAGTTGTTTAAATACTTCTAGTTCTGGATCATCGTATGTTACTACAGTTGTGTGATCGAACATATAATCAAACCAAGCTTTTGGATTCATTCCATCAATGTTTCCTTTTGCTCGTTTCATTCCTCCAAAGTCCCATACCCAATTACGATGATCTAATTGACCTTCGAACGTTACTTTAATCTCTACATCATAACCGTGTAGATATTTGCAGTGAGTTCCCTCTGCTGCCCATTGACGAAATACTGTACTGAATCCGTCGAATCGTTTTGTTGATCTAAATGCCATAAACTTTTTATTTTAACATGCTCCGTGTCCTGGTGATACAATTCCTTCGTATGCTGTTTTGTTTGCGATCCTGTTTAAGATAGCGATATCGTTGTTATCTAATACTAACCGATTATCCCAAACTGCTTTAATTGCTTGTAGCAGATCTGCTTCTGCTGAGCTAGCTGCTTCAGGCCAGGTTATTTCCTCTTTATGCTCTACGCTCATTTTTTATTACGTTTACTATACCACTCAATGTCCTGTGCTAATACCTGCTTATGGTTAGGATCTGCGAAATACTTCTCTAACAATATTGCAGGATATACGTTGACATTTCCTACATACGTTTTAGTTACTACTTGTCGGGTAGTTGGTATTACTTTTTCTCTACTAGCGTATTTAGCTACTGACCATCCTAGTTCCGGCCCTGCTGCTCGACCTAAGAAGTCGAAAAGTGATTGTTGTTCCATATAACTTGTTTTATTTAAAGATACTCAAAATTGTTGAAATTTGCAACTGTCATTATAAATATTCATAGAATCCTAACTCAGCTGGTGT